TCGCCGAAGTTCACATCCGCAGTAACCGACGCACCCCCCGTGATTTCTAAACGGTCCTGTGCGCTGTCATACCGGAACGCCTCCGTGAGGCTACCATTGCGCATCGTGGAGAATACGAGGTCAATTTCTTCGTCTGTTGGTGTGAGGCCAGTCGCAACAGCACGGATTGCGCCCGCAGTTTCAACATTGCCCCCTGCTGTCTCAACAGAGAACGTGAGGCCAGTACCGATGCCTACCGCGGGAGTGCCTGAAGATTCAACTTGGAGATCGAGGATGTCAGTGACAGAACTTGTGGTTGAGTTGACAACCTTGAGTTCAGTACCGACATTGTGGAGGTGTGTGAGGGTGACTTCGGAGTCCGCCCCGAGAGACAGGATGGCAGAGTCGCTGTCGAGCTTGAGGTCATTGGAGATGTTGACGGAAGTTGATGCGTTGATATCAACAGTAGGAGCCGTAAGTTCTAGCTCAGTGTCGGCAATGATGTCGAGTTGACCATCTGTCGATGAATTAATTGCAAGTGCAGTATCCCGGAATTGAATCGAAGATGATCCAGCAACCAGCATGGTTTCGCCCAAACCATCGATATACGCAGAGCCGTCAACATACAGATCTTTATACTGAAGTAAGCTTGTACCTAAATCTAACGTATTGGTTGTCTTAGGCTTGACTTCACTGGCAGTAATAACTAGATCTTGTACTGGACCAACTTTCTCAATCGGTGCGCCTTCACCACTTGTGCCATCGTGTGTATGGCCTGTAGAGGCATTGAAGGCCGATTGGACCGCATCAAACTCTCCGTCTAAATCCGAAGCATTGATGATGTTCCCATCTGCAATGTTATTGGCGGTGTCGTTACGGGTATAACCACTCATAATTTATTCCTCAATCAACTTATTTGATTTGCTGATATTTTCTGAAGCAGGGATTACCCTAATGTTATTCCATGAGTGAAACCCACAAACGCTTTTTCCTTTTAGGGGGATGATATGATCCACGTGATGTTTAACTCCAGTTGTTTTTGTGCGCAAACTTGCAATTAAATAAACTTCATTCATAATTAAATCGTGCAAATCTTGGTCTGTTATAAAGGTAGCATTTCTTTTCAAACACTCTCTTTCTTTTTGTCTTCTTGCTCTAGCGGCTTTAACTTCTAGTCGAGACTGGTACTCTTTCTGATAGTCTCTTTTATTTTCCTTGTTGTTATTTCGCCACTTTGCAGTATATTCAGGATGTTTTATGTGAACAGGTCTTGAATCTGAACAATTTTTACACCCAGAATTACACGTGTGCTTTATATATTCACCACAATTCCTACAGGGTTTAGTAGCGGCGTACGTCGATAATTTATTTTCTATTGCATGTTTTCGGAGAGACATTATCGTCTCCCGTGTACTGCGTATTCTAGGGTTGTTGCATCTAAAGAGAATGGAGGATCAGTCCCCTCAGAAATAAATTGCAGGGATACTGTGAATCCACTGCCAATTACCTGCGTTCCAAATAATTTCTTCAACTTCGTTCCATATCTTGTTGAACCGTATACTGCGTCACCATAAAAACCAACTGCACCTGTTGCATTACTTAATTCAATCGGCGTTGGCTGAATTGTACCTTCTGTATCGAAGTCATACTTTAAGCTGACGTTTGTTGTGACTGACCCTTGTGGATCAGCATATAAAAATAATTTATAAAATGTTTTACGAATCCGTGGATCATCATTAATTGAAACAAACGGTGTTGAGAATGTTGCAATAATGTCTTCACCATCAAAGCTGTTTCCGCTCTCCATCTGATACACATACCCATCAACATTCGCAAACAGAATTGTCTCTGTCGTATTCGTGTAAACAGAATATGCAACATACGCCCTAATACCACGGAGTTCTGCCCATGCCATGTTCTCACCGCCTTGGCCTGAGAACTGAGTACCTAAAATACCAACGGCAGATTCTTCAGTAATATTTTCGTTGTATCCAAATAGTCGGTATTGTGATTTTTCACGAACAACAACAGAAGAGTATGACGTAGACTTTGTAATAAAATTATCAAACTCAGACTGAATGACTTTTGATATAACGGCTAATCCGAAGTCACCAATTCGTTCAGTACCAGATATCATTCTCAATCCGTCTGGTGCAAGGAAGATGATATCACCACCAACTTCTTGAATCGTGTCTGTCTCAATACATCCGATATCATCGGTGATTGACTGCAACTGAAAATCTGCAATCGTATTACCAGCTAGTCGCATGATGCGTTGTTCACAGAAGATAATTAACTGCTCTCTGAAAACAACTAGCCCTGTAATTGCAGAGCCTACATCAATGTCGCCTGCACCATTTGCCGGGTTAAACCCATCTTCATCATACGGAGAACTGAAAGTCAGTTGATTGTCTTTTCCATAGAATGCATGGTTCTTAAACATTGCGACATGGTCAGCACCAATCACTGCTGATGGTGCATCATCCATAGATACAAATGTGTTACCATCATAATAAGCTGGAGCATTGGTGCCATCAACGAATAACAGTTTGTCTGTACTCGCAAAACGGTATTTAATAAACCGATGCTTCTTTCCTGCTGTTCTTGGTCTGCCAGTTGACAAAAATGTCAATGCCGCATTGTCGGCTGGGCTAGACGCAAGACTTGGATTGATTGTTAATGTAGCCGCACCGGACGTTACAGTCACTGCGGCAGTGATGGTATATACTTGTTCGATACCAGCAACAGTGAATGTATCACCTATTTGTGGTGTGGTATCAATTCCATCAACTGCGAGTGATGTTCCTGTCTGGCTACCGCCGTTGACTAACACAGTTCCGTAGTCTGGTACATTAATCTTAGTCCACCCAGAACCACTCGATTCAAATAGATCAGAGTTTCGATACGCAATCGCTCTTGATCTAAAATATGCAACACCTTCAATGATATCTGTCGTGTTGCCGAACTCTACCAACGATTGATCAGCAGGTGAGCTTTTTAATGCTTCTGTGATTGTCAGCGTTGCAGATTTATTTGCTGAACTGTATGTGACACCGCCAGTGGCAATTGTGTATTCGTATTTAAAAGTTAATTCTAAATTATCTGTAAGTGAGAGTTGTGTAGATAATGTAACTGTGCTAGTTCCCCCATCAAATGAAGAAACAGTCACACCAGATGCAATACCTGAACCTTCTACAATCATACCTGCAGAGATAGTGCCTGAGATGTTATCAACAACAACTGTTGTAGAATCTGTCGTTGCACCATTAACATCAGCAGTGGCGTGTGTCAGAATAAGGGTATCATCATCTTGCGGCTCAGTAAAGATGTTCGCAATATTTAATGTCGTACCTGTCTGGCTACTACCCTGTACTCTTGGATCACCGTATGGTGGTACATGGTCTGTGTTGTATTTACTGAATCCTTCAATCCTACGATAGCCACCTTCGACAGATGGTTCAAAATTACGTAGCGTTCTTGCAGATCCGGGAAAACGACTACCCAACTGTAAAGGTGAAAGGTTAGTCAGTAACCCCCCACCAAATTCAAACTGATACGTGCCCCATTGGTCTTGAGCCATTTATAGTCTACCTATATACGCATCCGAAGCACGAGTTCGATTAACTGCAGTAGAACGAAGATATTCAGTGCGATTGATGAGAATAGTTCTCATATTCTTAATACCTTCCTCTAGCTTATCACGCATCAACACAGCATCTTGTGAGTTGCTACGGAACAAGTACGCATAGTACATTGCCCCATCGACAATAATATAACGGAACCGTTCTGGAATATTTGGAACATCTGTTGCATTTTCTAAATCAACAGGGAATCTAAAATATTCATAAACAAGCGTGTATGCCTTATCCGGTGCTGGCACAAGACCGTATTCATTACTTGGCGCACGGAAAACATATTCAGGAACACCACGCTGTCCTGTACTTGTGTTGTATTCTTGATCGACAAACTTTTCGAGATATTCTTCGTATGAAAGGATGCGAAGTTTACGTGTATCGTTACCTAAAGAATCATCTCTCTTAATACGGAATGTATCCATATCTGGAGTTTTCATGTCTGTCGGAAAGCCGTAACGAGTTGTACCGGCAGTTAAAACATCTTCTTGCTCTACGTGATTAAACGGCCATTCAAACTGCGACTGGTTAATATGACGGATAGCTGAATTAACTGCATCTTTGCCTTGCTGGTAAAAACCAACAGCACTAGCAAAGTTAGATGAAGTCAATTGAACTTCATTTAAACGAGCGTTGACATCATTGACTAATCCCAAGAAATCATACGCCATATTACTTTTCCTTCACTTTTAATTTAATACTACGTTCTGCTTGGCTTCCCGTAGAATCAATCATATTGCAGAAAAATGTATACTCTTCATTGTTTGTGCCGCCACCGATATTAATTGTAGCGACAGTATTTGTATTCGTCTGAGATACATTTTGTATTGTGTCGGTAGTCGCACTACCAGAAGCTACTGCTAGTGTTTGACCAGAAGCCAATGTAGTTTTTGTATTGTAGGCTTTTGATTTTACAGACCAAGTAACAGATGAAATAGTTGCAGTTCCTAAAAAACGTGACCAGTCTACACTGTAATCTAATTGTTCATCGGGGTCTTTGGCAGGCCAGCGAAAGCTCATTCTTAATCCTCTGTTACGTAAACTGTGCGTTCTGCTGAAGTTGTATCCGCTAGAATGTAAACAGTTCTATCTTCAGCATCCACGTAAACAATTCTTCCTGTGCTTGCTACATCTGAAAGAATAAACACGATGCGACTCTCTGCAGGAACGATGACTGTCCTATCATACGAAGATAAAGACATTATGCCGCCCTCGGTATGAGTACTGTCCTATGGCGACTGTATTGCTCACGCACTGCTTGGAAATCAAATACAACGGCTGTCACTGTTGGTTCACCGATTGTTCCAGTCGCTGGTGCATCGTTTAATGCTTCCAGTACATGGACAGTGACTCCGTTGACTGCACCAGTCGCACTGACACTGTTGAGAACCTCAGTAGGTTTCTCTTCAACAAGATTGACAGCCCCAGTTCCTTGAACGCCAGTTAAGGTAACTGTATTACTATGTTCAAGTGTGCCGATACTTCCAGTACCAACAACACCACTAATCTCAGCTTTTAAATTAACTTGGACAGTATTAACTGATCCGGTTGCACTGACACTGTTGAGAACTTCTGTTGGTTGTTCTTCGACAGTATTAACTGCGCCAGTACCGACAACACCAGCAATTAAAGTGCTTACGTGTTCAGTTACAGTATTAACTGCGCCAGTAGCCGATACGCCAGTTAATGTGACCTTTATAAATGCATTGACAGTTCCTACGGAAACTGTTGCACTAACGCTATCTAAGCGTTCTGATACATCAACTTCAAAGCCACCTGCAACTACTTGAGCAATAGTACCAGTTGCAGATACCCCTGTTAAACCAGCGGCTGTGTTAGCTTGTACGGCAGTTACAGCACCTGTGGCTGTCGCTTGATCAAGGTTACTAACAATAACCTTGCCGTATCTGGCTGTCCCGTATACACCAGTCCCGTAAACGGCGGCATTGACAGTAACAGCCATGAGTTATCTCTTAGGCAATACGGATGACAGCATTTGATGCGTCAGCCGCAGGGAATTCAATTGTTAAATCACCAGCAGTTGCAGAAACAGTACCACCAAAGTCAATGACTGCAATTGCTTTATTTGCTTGTGATGAATTGTAAATAATACAACCATCAGCAGAAACAGTTACATCGGCAAATACTTCATCAGTAAAATCTACGATAGCAGTCGTCCCATCCGTAGAGATAGTTGCACCGTCTAAGTTCTGACCACCTGCAGTGTAGTTTGTACCTGAAGCTTCATCTGAATTGCCAGTAACATCTGAATAATTTGTTGTAGCCGCACCATACGTTCCAGTAGGAGTTGCCTTAATTAATGCAAGCTTAAGTACATCTGTGTCCAAGTCATGAGTGCCGCCCAATAACTCCTGCTTAAAACTTGTACACATTGCAGTTGTAATTGCCATTTATTAAATCCTTCAAAAGTAAAAGAGATTGGGGGACCATACAATCCCCCGCACTCAGGGTTACTTACGCGATCTGATCACGATCAACTTCATCCGCCGCACGTGGCAATGTAGCGTCTGCTACGAGTGCCCATACACGGATCTTACCCGCAGTACCAGTTCCAGTTACTGTAGATACAACATCAAGTGTATCCGCAGAAGAACCGACAACTTGTGGGATGCAAGGCTCACTGATGCTTGCGCCTACAGCTACACCTTGGAAGGTTACTGCTGAGATCACATCATTTGAACCAATCGAAAGGTCAAATGTGTGAGCAGTTGAACCTGCCGCCGCTTCAGTAACAACTGCACCTGCCGCAATTACCATAGTATTTGCGTCGAGCGAAATGCCTTCTACTGTACCTGAAGCAGTAGGCATTGTTACTTCCTTCTCTACAAGACGAGCTTGTGGAGCTACTGTTGATGAAAGTGCCATTAGTAAATCCTCCTATTAATAGCCAGTTTGGTAACGTGCAGTTACGATAGCTTCTGGACGAAGGATCTTACGACCGTACAGGTGCATACCACGAACGATGTCAGCAAAGCTGTCTGGATCACGGTAAGTTTCAGTCTTGTTGATCTGCTGTGCAGTAGCAACCGCTGAGTCATGACCTGCAGTGATCACACCATAGTTAGAAGACTGGAGTGTAGAATTACCTACAGCAGGACCAGTACCAACAGCAGGCATGTTGTTAGAAACATATACACGGAATCCGTGCAAGTTGTTAATAACAAGACCGTTCTGAAGACCTGAACCACCGAAGTCTGAGTTGAAGAGACGAGAGTCTTCATCTTTCAGAGTTTCAGCGAAGACTGGGTCAATGACCAACCAACGACCTTGGGTGTCAACGAACTGCTGATCCAACAAACGGCTCATACGAGCAATCACCTGAAGAGGTGAAGCGTTAGCTGTTGGAAGTGAAGATACGCCCGGTAAACGTGGGACAACTACAATTGCTTCACCAGCAACAGCGGCACCGCCGTCATTGAGGTTGAAGTCAGTAGCGTCAATCTTCATTGATGCCAACAATTCGTCAGAACCTGCAGTAGAGACTGCCTTAGTTCCATTGACAGTTGTATTGACTGTGTTACCCACAGAATGCAAAGCAGACTGAGCGTAACCTGACATGTAAGCCATTACTTCTTGGTCATACTGGTCACGAAGACGGTATGCCGCACGATCAGTAGCCATCTGCATGAAGTTCACGTGTGAGTGCGCTTCTTCAATGTCGTCGATCTTGAATGCGAAGTAATTAGACTTGTCGATTGTCAAAGAGAAATCTTCGTCGTCAAGATCTTGCGCTGTGATTTGTGAACCACGAGTGTAAGATCGAACTGAAATTTCAGGCTCTTTGATGATCTTCACTGAATCACCCATCTGAGCGATTTCACCGAAATAATCGTTGTTAGTGATATCTTCTACAGTAGAAGACTTACGGAAAGCAAGCTGTACCTGCTTTGAGTAAATTACAGGGCTAAAGTTACCATTAGGAAGGTTACCGTAGCCCGATGCGCTAGTAAATGCCATGTGAGACACTCCTTATAATAGCATAGGGTTAAGGTTTCTATTGTAACTTCGGCAGAGGCCATCTAGCATCAGGGTGGTAAATTCACCGGCCAAAGTGAAAGTACGGCCTGCGTAGTTTGGGTGTTCTGTGAAGGCATAATAAGAATTCCCGCTAATTTAACAACTGGCCTGAAGTTAAAATAACGGTTCATCTTACTATTGGTTAAGCGTGGGTGTCCTTACGGGGCCACAATATTCTGAACATAGTTATATCCAGAAAATCTTATTTGTCAACACATTTTTTAAATTAACGTGCTGATCCACTTAAGTCATAAATAAATTTGCCGGTACGGATTGCTTCAGCAACTTCGTCTGCACGTTTTTCATATTCAACTGCTGACCATCGTGCTACATCAGATTCCTTGATGTAAGACTTTGATTCATCTCCTTCCGGAGAAGAACGCTCTGATCTCGTACCAATTGCTTTAGCGGCATCTTTATCTTTAGATGACTTTTTACTTTTAGTAATTCCTTTATCTGCTTTGTATAAATCGATTGCACGGGAAGCAGACATAGCATCCGTATCGTTATCATATAACGCTTCTTGAATCCATTTTGGCTGTTCTTCAACCCAATTATGGAATTCATCAGTATCACGGATCTGTTCAAAATCTGGATGGATGCGCATTAGTTCAGCTTCAGCTTTTTCACGCTGAGCTTCCAACTTCATCTCATCAATCTGTCTAAACTTACTTTCGTAATCTGAGGCAGTCTCATTCGCCTTCTTCATTGCAATTGTTTCTACAATCTTTGCAACGTCTGGATACTTTTCCATCCAAGCTGAAAGCTCTTCTTCTGATTTTGGATACTTAAGTTCTTTCTTAGTTGATGCTTCAAGTTGTTGTTTTAATTCATCAATTTGTTTTTGAAGGTCATTCTCTTTCTTCTGCGCATGTCGGCGCAAATCGCCGTACCTTTTCTTAAAGGTTTTTTCCTCTGCACTCTCAGGTTCAGAATCTTCTGAGGTTTCATCTAAAGAATCACTTTCAACTTGTTGATTTTCTTCATCTTCTTCAGAAGGATTATTCGCTTTGAGTAGTGCCTCAAGCTCAGCTTCTTCTTCTTCAATACGCTTTTTGTTTGCGTTTCTCTTACCAAAGCCAGATGCGACTTTTACTTGTTCGACTTTTTGAGTCATTTCAGTTGTAGTTGTAGACATTGTTTCATCCTTTGTCTGGGGCTAACGGTAGCCTCGCAAGCGAGTATGCTCGCTGAGAATCAGCTTCGCTTAGGGGCGTTAGGTAGCCAGTTATAATGAAATCACTTTTTACGTGATGATTTCAGTGCACGTTTAGTTTGTTGTACTGCTCCGCCTTTGGAGAATGGAGATGAAAAACCACCGTCATACCCTGTTCCACTTAGATCACTTGCAGATTCTCCACTGGAAGTTCCCGCGCCACCACTGACTCCAGAATCTTCTGAATCTTGATCATCTGTTGACGTACTCAATCCTCGCTCCGCAAGTTCCGCTCTTACTTCAGCAGTGATATCTCGCCCGCGTTGAGTTACTCCCATACTACCTTCTTCTGATGGATCTTGACTTGCGGTAGCTCCTACAGCCTCTACTGTTTTAGATCTTTGTTGCGCTACACTAACAGCCTCATCATTTGAAAGTCCTTCATCTCTTTCAATTGTTTGCGCCTCTTGTCCATAAAATGCCGCACGATCTTCTGCTGAATCAAAGAGTCCTAACTCTTGCTCTGCCAGCATTGCAGTTTGTGCAGTGCCAACGTCAGTTCGCAATCCTTCTGAAACAGCACGTTCATATGCACCGAGATCCATGCCGGTCCCTTCACCACGGAAAGCTCCTGTCGAAACTGCAAGTGCCGTTGCATATGCATCAGATGCACCAGCCGCTTTTGCTTCTTTAAATGCTTCCTGTGCTTGAGCATCTGTAAATTGATCAGATGTTATAAATTCTTTTTGTCCTGCTCCGGTAGTCACTTGAAGCTGTTGCTTGACTGGAGCTGGCAATCCTTCAAATGCGGCATTCTTATATTCATCCATCTTCTGGTTCATGCGGTACAATGCAATACCAGTACTTAAGATATTTCCTGAAAACAAACCTAACGCCGCACCAGCGAGTCCTTTTATCTGTGCTGATTTATATTTATCGACGTTCGTAGCGACGGTACTATTTGGATTAGTTTCAGCGAATCCACGAGCAATACCCATCACAGGATCTGTCTTTGCAGTTCCCGTTGTAGTGGTATCTATGCCATCATCTCCACCATCATCTCTAACAGATGCAGTTTCTACTTTAGTTTCAGTAGGTGTTGGCTCAGTTGTTGTTTCTTCTTCGCCAGTAATCGCTTCCATCCGACTCTGTTCTGAATAGCCTTCAGGAATAGGGAATTGTGGGACACCACTCATAAAAGGTATGTAAATAACATTACCTTCAGCATTCCTAAACCGCTTCATTTCATATGGTACTTTAGCTGTCGGTGCTACTTGCTGAATTGGTGCCTGCGCTGGCTGTGTTGGTTGAGTTGGCTGTACAGGCTGGGGAACTGGCTGAGGTCCGATTGGTGCAACCTGTTGAAACTGTGAAGGTTGATAAACAGATTGTGTTGGAGCTTGTTGTTGTCCAGCATAACGAACAGCAGTCTGTACTGCACCGGGTTGCATGTAGGAAGGCTGTTGCTGTCCGTAGAACGAAGGAATATTAGATGCAGGTACTATACCACCTTGTTGGAATTCCATCGCCTCGTGCGGGACTGTATCAGGCATAATGGCTTCTTCAGAATTACCCATCTGCCCCATGTCATTCATCTTCTGCAGACCTTGTTTCGCTTCTTGGCGAAGCTCCATAAGACGATCAAGACCAATATAACGGACTACGTCAGCAGGGAAAACAAATTCACCTTCGCTGAGCTTCGCATCGATGTCATCACGGACTTCTTCTTGCAGAGAACCTGCCGGTACATCATTACCTGATACAGGATCGACTGTACCACCTTCGTCTAACATTCCGCCCTCAGCCATTGCTTGCGGCTCCTCGTTTGTTGTTTGTTCCTGTGAAAGTGCCATCGACCCTAATTTTCCTGCAAGGGGAATACCAAGAACTGCACTGTAAAGAGAATATGGTATTTTTGCTTTTTTGTTTTTCTTCTTTTCATCTATAAATGTTTTTAGGTCTAGTGCATTTGTAGTAACAGTAGTTCCGTCTGGGCGAGTTTGTTCTATTTCTACAAGTGGAGCACCGTATTTCTGAAGACGCTTTTCACTGATAAGTTGTTTATCGTAAAAATCAATAACGCCCTCTCCACCAAATTCCATTTCTGGTGTAATTTCAACTGTTTCCCCGCTATCAGCTAAACGTCTTACTTCACCGACATTTATATTTAATGCTTTGGCAACTTGTTCATCTGTATACATACGCTGAAGAACTTCGTCAGCAATAGCTTCTGAATCTTCTAGTGAGGAACGGATAGTAAGCATTCTATCGATAATAGACTCAGGCAATACTAATGAATAAACTTGGATTGGATCTTCAGTTATTTCTGCTACGAAATCCTCTACATCACCACCGACATCAACAGCATAATCAACGAGTGAATCCATGAAATCGTCAACTAACTTTTCTGTGTACCGGATGCCTTCATCATCAAGAGTTTTATATCCAAAGTCATAAAACTGAACAGTAACCATCGCACGAGCTAAAATAGATAAATTATTTTCAAATCTAGCGTTTTCGATATCATCTAAATATCCAGAAAATTCCATTGGATTATTTAAATATTCTTCGTACCCCATACCAGATAATATCTCTTCGACATCTGGAGACATCTTGGGATTAACGATATCTAAATCATCTATATTTTGCAAATCTGCAAATTCTTTACGTATATCAAGACCCGTAAAAATTATATCAATTTTGCCTGATTGACTTCTTGCAAGTATAGCTTTCAACGGCTCTTCAGTTGAAATGGCTTCAACTGCCCCTACCGCTCTACCAATTTCTCTGCCGGGTGTAATTGCTAAATATCGATCACCGTTTTGAACTGCTCTTCTGACAGCTTCCTTGACTCCCAGTACTTCCCAGTTATGTACCATTGGAAGATTTGGATCTCTATACTCAGGCTTTGCAGTGGCAAATGGTCTTGCTTCTTCCGCTTCTAATTCTAATGGAGTTCCTTTTTGCGCACGTTGCTGGATATCAGATTGCAATTCTAATAAGTTAGTTACACCTTCACCGTCTGTTGTTTTTCCACGATTCAAACGGAGATGGAATAATTGATCCCTTTCTGGGAAATGAAGACCTATTTCGTCTGGCGATCTGGAATAAAATCCAGCAACTGAACGATCTGAAACTTCTCCAATACGTCTAGCGGCTCTCTTTCCTTCTGGACCTTCCCGCAAACCATACGTAATTTCTTCATATGTATCTGGATCACCAATGTCTTGTTGATGAATATTATAACGAGTCATTGGAGTTCTTTGTTTAGATTCTGGCCCTATTATCGGCTCAGGCGACTCAAACTGAGGAGGAGGAGACTTCTTAATTATTTTTTTACCTCCGACGAAGCGTGGATTAACTGTCTCCTCTTCTCCTATCGGAGGAGGTATATCGCCTCGATATACACCACGACTTTCTAATCGCTCCGCTCGACGACGATCAATCTCACTGAGCATCTCCTCTTTTGTCATTAGCTTCTGACGATCCAGCCCAGTCTTAGGATCGTAATCGTCAAGTAATCCTAAGTCCCTCATCTCTTCTGTCGGCACACCTTCCCTTTGCATCTCTTTGATATATGATGCGGCAGGCTTTGGCTTGGTTCGACCTCTGGCGGATTGCTCCACAGACTCACGTGACTTCAGGACGTATTCACCGAATACATCTCCCATTTGTCTGCCAAGTAATCGACCTATTGCTGACATTATTCGGATGCCTCTTCTCTGAGATATTTAAGATAACGTAGAGCGTCTATCGCTCCCTGTGCTCGATGAATGGATACTATGTTGTCCGACTTCTCTAGTTTAGTCTGCTGTTCGGATATCATGATGTCTAAGTACTCACAGAAAGCGTCCCATTGACGCTTCGTTGTGATCATCGGTTTTAATTTACTGACCGCCTGCTTGCGGAGTTCCTGCTGGTTGTTCATTACCTGTGAAACCTTGTTCTCCCGGTATCGGGGCTTGGCCCATGCCGATATTACCGCCGCCTGTGCCAGCAGTATCAGCTACGCCCGGAACACCACCTGCTTGTGGTGCTTCAGGCTGTGGATTCTCTTGCTTATAAAGTTCAGCCTGTCTAGCCGCCTCTTCAATTGAATTGGTGACTTTGTCAGGATCAAGATCCATTGCCTTCGCAATCTCACGCATGATGTATGGGAACTTCGCATAAGGTGCGAGTACTTGATTCGATGCAACTTGCATGAACTGCATGAGACGTTGGCTACGTACTTCATTCGCCATCAGCGACTCAGTACCACGAGCTTTAACTTCTAAATCGCCTTTGATCTCAGGATCGAAATCAAACTGCATATTGAATCCGTACAATGCCTCTCCCAGTGGACGTAGCATGTAGTCATCAATGTTCTTAATGACAGTCTTGATGCCACCAGCCGCCGCATTCATCAGCATTGAAATGCCACTAGCAGTACGACCTACACCAGCTACTCCAGTCTGTCCATGTGCGAATGAGGGGAAGCCTGTTGACTCATCCGCTAGGACACGGGCTTTGTCAAACAATTGCATATTCTCAGCGGATACATTCGGGAACTTCGTACCGAAGATAGCCTGTCCGGGTGCTCCCGCTTGTCTGCGGAATACTTTACCCGGATATACTGAGAGATCTTGCCCCGGAACCAAGTTAGTCTCATCGATTTCAATGAGCAAGTTACCAGACAAGACTGCGTTGTCCACCGCCATACGCATGAAACCATTCATCAGTGTTTGAGTATCGTCCATGTTTTCTGCGATACCTACACCAAAGAAAGAGTAAGGATTTAACTCGTATGGTACTGCGTAGTATGGAATACGGGCAGGCTTAAACGGATTGAGTACAGCACGAATAATGCGATCATTACAGATCCAGATATTCGCTTGTAGCTCATCGACATCATCAAATTCTTCAGGAACATCTACTCCTGATTCCTTCAATAGCTCAACATCAATTGATCCCCAATACTCAAGTACTTCGTATCTATTGATGTCGTATTCAATATCAAAATCGTTTAAGTCATCTTCCCAATATTTCTTAACATAGGATTCTCCCATCTCGATGACATCATCAATGACAGCCTCACGGAAGAACGGACGTTTCTTGAGGGCACGAACTTGTGTTCTTGACATCTTATGTCTTTCAATCACAAACTGTGCTTCATCCATATTGTCTGCATCTGGATCTGGATAGAAGTTCCAGATAGACACATGATCAACGAAAGGAACCGTTTTGATTGTGGGGCTGTAGTTGCCTTCATCATCCCAACTAGGATATTCTTTATCAATCGCAAATGGACCTTTCATAATGCCAGTGCCAAACAATGCCATTTCAAATGCGGCACTGCGTAGCTTCTTCGATGCACTTGATTCTTCTAGCTGATCCATAATCTTCTTTTCCATCTTCTTTGCGGCGTACATCGCAGGGAAGAATGTTTGTGAAGAGGGTGTAACTCCTTCACCTTCTTGAAGATTTTCTACATCTTGTAGCTTAGGAGCTAATGGACCCAGCAGATCCTTTAATGTTGCACCGGGAGGTATATCTCTACCATCACCAGCGTATCCATACGGAGACTCAGTCAGCTTGTTTGGTTCTTGTATTCCTTCATCCACACCTTCAGGTTTTTGTGGATCAAAGTGGACTGCCGTAGCTACACCTTCAGGAAGAACAGTTGGCTCAATGGATAATGGGAACTTCTGTCCAGCAAACAAAACATCAACGATCTGTCCATATGCGGCCAGTGTTTTTGTTTTCGTTACTTTAATAAATACACGTGAACGCTCTGAATCAGTAAACTGAACATTCGGTCCATAAATGCCACGATAGTTACGGTAAGATTGTAACCAGCGTTCTTCTTCCGTCCTACGAGTGTTTTCAGCTTTCGTGAATCGCTCGTTGACGTACTGCATCAATCGATGTGCAGATGGGTCTTCATCTGAATAATTAGTGACATCTTCTAATGTGATGGCACTATCTTCAATAATGAGATCGTTATCTTCCATATTTAATATCCGAAGGTTGAGTCTGATGGAATAAATTGAGATGTCGGTGAGTTAGATGGATCGTAATCCCATATTGAGAATCTTGGTCTACTCATGATTCCATAACGCAATGCGTCATATAAGTGATCTTCTGCCTTAGTATCCACATCTTCAGGATTCTTTTTATCCAGTGGCAAGCTGGGAAGCTGTGCAATTATATTCGTGCAGTTATCAAAGATAACCAATCGAGGTTCTTCTGAGAACTCATCTACTTGCAGTCTTCTATGTAATTCGTTTTTACCTGCTTTACGTGATCCCGCTGAACGATCTGATGGCCTCCATCGACAGCCCCTCTGAATCATCTGCTCAGCAAGTGATGGTCCAATGTCACCACGCTTATGCCAACAGGAACTATCTAGTATGCCGTACTTGATATTCCCGTCATCTTCTTCAAGCTCAAGAACCATATCGGCAAGATCAGTTGCCAAAACTTTACTAACGTATAACTCACGATAGACAATAAGCTGTTCGTCAGGAGTACAGGCAAACCAAACAACAGCAGAAAAAGAGCCATACCCATAATCGCAAGCCCTAAATTTAACCCAATTACGAGGTATATCAAAAGGCTGAATAGTATGTATGGTTCTGTCGAACTCAGGAAACGCCGCACCCTCTGCAACATCCCAATTACCCTCTAGCAACTGTTTACGTTGATGCTCAGGCAGGGATAGGAGCATCGCTTCATAATCACCCTGATCGTACAGATAGGGGTTGTCGGTCAACATTGCAGGTATGAATCTTCTTTTGAATAATGGTTCACCGGCCCTGCTGTGACCAGAAGGATACACTAAAGTTTTCCCAGATTCAATCTCTGTCGCATAAAATGCTTTACCTGCTGGCGCAGGATCAATAAACATTTTCTTAACCCATTGGTGACCGGGGCCACCGGGGTTTGTCGTTGCCCTCATATAAATAGGCAAATCAGCGGCAGTACTCCGTAAACGTGAACGCATGTAATCCCACGCAAACGGGCTATGCCACTGTGTTAATTCGTCAAAGCCAATCCAGCTAAATGCCTGACCTTGATAGCGCATGACATCTTCATCTCTATCGAGATACGAGAACCATAATCTCGCACCCGATGGAGCGGTCCATTGCATCTTCCTCTCTGACCATTTGATACCGGGCCAGATCTTCGGATACATTTCCTGAGACTTCCAAACAAGTTCTCTCAGTTCTTCGTTTGTATGACGTAGTAGCAATCCGCTGAAACTGGGGTGACCCATAAATCGTAACGGGTCAGCCAACATAGCATAAGACTTGCCACCGCCAGCGGCACCTCCATACAGTACCTCCCTTTCACCTGACGCTAAGAACTCAGTCTGAGGTCCGGGATTCGGTTTGAAGATAACATTATGTTCTGATTCTTCAGGACGTATTGGTTCAAACTCAGGTTCTTCGTGAACATTCTCACGAACTTCAATCGATGGCTGGCTCTGGATCTTCGGTTGTCTGCGTGATGCGTCTTGCGCCGAGCCTCGTCCTCTCGATTTCCTCCGCCTTTTCGATTGCCGCTTTGTACCTTCTGGCCCATTCGCGGAGAGTTGCACTTCGTCTTTTGTTGGATTGCTCACTTTCTATGCGCTTCTTTAATCCTACATGAGAAATACTTCTTCCAGTTTGTTTTTCTAACCAGATAGAAACTTCCCGATAGCTATATTGCTTTAAGTATTCTTTAGCTTTTTCTAATGCCCTGAGTTCTCTTGGAATAGGAAATAACATATCTGAATCGTTTGGATCTTCTTCATAACCAAAAGGAACAGTACGAGCTATTCTTGGTATAGGTAAAAAGTCCTCATCTGCAATTGTGTTTTCAGGTTGTGGTAATATCCATTTACCTGCTGATCGATTAGTCGTCATCCTCTACACGTTTCGGTGGGAGAATCATCACACCGCCTGTTGCTTCGACTTGTACCTTCTCAGACTTAATAATACCGACACGATCCATCACTTCCTTTGCGGCATTCATTTTTTCCTTGATGCCCAATTCAGTAGGATCGACGATTGCACCAACCATAGCCATTGCCGCACGGGGGGCATTTCTGGCGAGGTACATGTTAGTACGTTCTAATATTTCTTCTTTTAATGAATTAATAATATCATTGGTGGAGTTGGATGTAGAGTACCCAGCTAATTTTTTAGCTTGCAGAATATCGCCACGTGCCTCATCAAAGAGTACGTCCAGAAACTTCTGTTGCTTTTCTGTGAGTGTACGTGCCATTCTTACTTTACCTTTCTGTATGCTCTAGTTTTTTTAGCAATTGCTTTAGGCTGTGCAACGAACTGTTTGCCCGATGCTTTCCCCTTTCGTTTGGCTTTCGTAGTAGCGGCATACTCGCTGGCTGATAGTGCCTTGATTGCCCTCTCCGGAAGGTAACGCTCTCCCGTTGCCTTTGGTCCCTGAGTTGATGGCTTGCCACTCTTGGTACGCCACTTTTGCTTTGTCCAAGCTTTCAGTGACTTTTGTGGTGCTTTCATGATGTGTATCCGCCACCCTTTGCTTTATACTGTTTGGCGAGCATTTGAGCTTTACGTGCGCTCCACTGACCGGGGGCACCGCCCTTTCCGCCTGCTTTAATCTGGTTGAATAATTTTCTGCGCATTGTTGGTTGAGTATAGTTTCCAGCCGCATTAACAGTGCTCCCACCTTTTGCATATTTAGTGACTGCATTGTATGGACCGCTTTTCGCCATACCACCACCCATCATATGCTTCTTGATTTCTTTTGGTGACTTGCCTGCCTTCTTCATTGAAATTGCGACAGCGGCTTGTTGGGCACGGGATTTATATGGCATATTATAACTCCGATAAGCGGAATGTTTCTTCCACAGATACAGTTACTGTGATTGCGCTATTACTCGATGCGAGAGCACGGATCTTATCTGCACTCTGCAAATACATTACGTCATTAATCTGGATGATACTGTTCTTCTTCATCTCTACTGTACCGCCAATAGGGAAGTACGTAGTTGATGCTGAATCATACCATTCCAATGTAAATGTCTCAGTCGTCGATGCACTATTTGCAATGATGATACTATACACCTTAGACACGAAGTGTCCCGGTACTGTATAGATATCCTGATTGCTTGTTGTTAGCTCTTTCGCTAACGCACGATTCTTTACACCTTCAGCCATCTAGTTCTCTTTAGTAGCCATCTTGTATCAGCAATAAATCAAAGTTAGAAGTTACCCTCGTGTTGTTACTCTCAACATCGTGAACACGAACTTCAAGGTCTGTCTTTTCTGGGAATAGTAGCGGTACTGGAAATGCATAGGTCTTAGACGCTTCATGCACTTCCGCAACCTGCTTTACTCTAAAAGCACCGTTAGGCTCCCGCGCTAATAATTTAACTTGGGCATCCTTGTTTTTCTGCACGGAGATATCAAATTGTAGTAAGTAGCCTGTGTATCCTGCTGGGATTGTATACAGCGTCATAAGAGTCTGCGCTAGACCTTCATCAACCTGTGCTACTACAGTGCCAGTTGCGTTAGTCACGTGTGCAGTAATGTCACCTGCATTTTCAGAGCTTCCATCGTAGGACATACGAAATACTCTGATGAAGTCATTGTTTGTTGTAACTGCAGTCGTTCCTGTTAGGGTAATTACTTCTGTTAGTAGATTGTAATTAGAGTCCAAGCCCTCTATCGTCAGATCTTCTGTATCTCCAGAGTCGGAACTCTTTACATACAAAGTCTGGGCAGAAGTGAGCGATGACCAAGGATACAAGCCGCCTGCACTCCAGACTGTTTCAGGCTCTGAGGTATTATCAATGTCTGGGTTAAACCCAAACTTGTTTATAATCGAATGTCCGGGAATGTTACCCTTCGCAACCTCCAAATAAAAATCAGAGGATACTGAAGTGATCGACGATTGTGTAGGGTAAGAAAAGATCGCCACTAATTATTTCTTCTTAGTTACCTTGCCGCCCTTGGACATGTAACCCATTTTGTTACGTACGGCAGTAGGTAATTTATTTAAACCTTTAGCACTTGCTGGTGCTTTCTTCAGGGCTGTACCACCCATTGCCATCTTTAACTTCTTGCCAGTTGCAAGGCACTTACCTGCCGCTTTACATTTAGTCTTTGATTTACAACCTTTACAATATGCCATTACTTATTACCCTTAATGTGATCGACTACAAAACCACCTGTAGCGTAGTTATGTTGATACATTTTACCGCCTCTGCCACGAGCCATGCCACCATCTTTAGCTTTGATCATTGTCATATTTGCGGATTTATTCGGGTCATATGGCTTAGGGTCTTTCTCCATAGCGTCCTTAACGGCTTCTGACTCTTCTCCAGTATACGGCTTTGGTCTTGAGAAAGGATCACGATCTAATTTTTTTGTACCTTCCTCTTCCGGTACATTCACTCCGAAACGCCGTAGAATACTGTTAACCCTTCTCAAATTTTCTTGTGCGGCTTTATCATTTGGATTAGCGCGTAGCTCTTTTTCGTATCCAGCTTTTTGTTCTTGAACATCACGGATGAATGAAGCACGTTCTGCATCGACTCTGCTTGTTGCCATATTAATTACCCTTCTTACTAGATTGTTGTGCTGGCTTCATGGAAGCACCGCAGTTAGCGTAGCCACCTTTATTGTACTTCTTCTTAGCCATACCACCTTTCGCTTTACGTGCTGTCTTCTCTTTATTCTGACGGCGTAGCTTTTCCTGACGGAGCATTGCGAGTATATCTGCTTCTTCCTTTGATGATACATCTCGTCCACCTCTGCCAGCACGTGACTTCTGCTTCATCGCCATCTTTTCCATTTCAGCTTTCGTCATGCCTTCATAGATTGAACGACCAGTTCCTTTAATCGAAGCCTTCGGTACTTTAATTCTCTGACCGGGCATAATTTTATTTAAGTCTTTAATCTGTGGATTCGCATCACGAAGTTCAGCTAATTTTACTCCTGAACGCTTGGCGATTCCTGACAGTGTATCACCACTCTTGATTGTGTAACTTGATGTCTTTGATGACTTTGAGGTGCTATCACCTGTCGATGTAGCCGCCGCACCTGCAACTACTCCAGCCGCCACTGCGGAACGCTTAGGCATACGACCTTGTGGTCCTTGGCCTCTGCCCCCACCAAAACGGTCAGATGGATTAGCACGAAGTGGTGGCTCCTTACCGCCACCTCCAGTTGAGCCTTCGTAGGTGCTACCTCTACGAGACTCAGTCGAAGGTGCCCCACTTCTCTGGGACTTAGGAATGTACTCACCTTCGACTGATTTCTTTTGCACGGCACGTGAACGTCCACCACGAATAGCTGGGGACTTACCTGCTTGTGATGTCACAGACGGTAAGGAGTTACGAATCTTCGCTGGTAAGCCAGCCTTTACTTCCTTACTTAAACGATTCAGTTGGGTACGAATCTGATCACCCATCTTATCCGCTTTAGAAGCCATAGCAACTGCTTCATTATATGCAGACTTACCATATTTCTTTATTGCTTCTTGTACGCCTTTAGATGCGGCGAATCGCATGATTCCCATGACTGCCGCTATGCCGAGTTGTGCCGCCATATTAAATTACCATTTAACCTTATGTGACCAGTACTTCGCTGAGAGCTTACTGGTGGGTTTACCTTGCGCATTATGGCGAGCATAATACGAACGCTTACGTGCTTTATCTTTAGCTGTGGTAGGACTTTTACCAGCCCCTTTTACTCCCTGCTGACCGAAGCGAATGAATTTATACGTATCACCTTCTTTCGCCATGACCTTGTGGGACTTTGTTGGATGATCAGGATCTCTCTTCGGCTTATTAACACCTTCAAGTCCTTCTTCCTTCATTTTGTTTTTTACTCTTTCAGGTATCGCCACTGTCACGCCATCCTGCTTCTTTCATGTATTCCTCCACTTGCGCTAGTGATAAGGAACAATTAAATCGATCTTCCAGAGCTTCTCGTACGAAGAAGACATCGGAATGGGGAATATGAATAGTGTCCAGAGGAGTGTCATCTTCCAGACAGCTATATATTGTTTCTAATAATCCCTCACGGGATCGCACATACTGTGCTGAGAATTGTACAGAAGTATCCATAGTTATATTCGTAATTGAGGAAATGTCAAGACATTTTTATTGGAATGTACAGAATAGTACCATCCGAGAGTATCATAGGGTACATATGATATGCAAGCATTTGTTTATGAATTTTAAATCTTTTTTGGTGAGGGAGCCGAAGGCGAGTGAACGCATATCATATGTATATGTCCTACGGACGTAGTTATATCCATTTTTAAAACCTTGTCAAGTACTTTTTAGTGGTACAGTTTAAATGCCCTTACGCTTTTGCTTATAAGTCATTGTTTTTATTACGATGGTTAAATCACGCTTCATTGTGTATATAAAACGATTGTGTACGTAAAGTGGTTAACACTTCATTTTCCCCTTCTGTGTATTAGGCTATATACACGTACCCCCTAACGGGGGGTGTCCCTCGCCCCTGCCCCCACAAACGCACTGTCTACCCGTGCATAATGCACTCGCTGACTGCGTGTGAAGCTCTGCGCTACGCTATGTGTTCACACTGCGCATAGATTTACGTTGTAAATCATAGGCTTAGCTCTGCTCAACAAATGATTTAATATCATTTGCTAGGCATTTTTGCTGTTTCAACAGGTAGATCCCCACCGAGTCGTTACACAGTAACGACCCATGCATCTTTCTGGTCACTTTGATATTTCATATCAACTCTACTGACGAAACTTCGTCACTAACAGCAGTACTACAACAACAAATACTATGACAACTATTGTTGGCATATATTTGTGTAGTACTAGCTGGTCTGGAAAATTGGGCTGGTTGACAGCCGACCTGACTCTCATCTATTATGTTTCACAGAGTATTTTTACCCCTCGAACGAAGTGAGAGGGGAATAAAAATCCTCTTATAGTGAAACAAATAGATAGAGGAAAGCAAAATGAACGCTTCAAAAAACACCGCCGAAATCGTAGATTTTGAGAACAACTCAGCCAACAAGTTGGCTAGAAAAAGCAAGTCGGCCAAAGGCCGTCAACGGAGAGTCCTTGCTTCGCAAGGTACAAAGATCTCAGCTTCCGCTGAGTTCAACGATCTGAAAGATCGTCAGACCAAGGCCGCAAATCGCTTTACAGCGATTCAGAAGACTCAGCGTCAACATCTCAAAGAGATGAAAGACATCGGAGATGTCATCTTGGAAACTCGCAGACTCTTTGAGTCTGACAAAGAGTTCGGTAAAGCAGTGGAGAAAACTCCACTGAAAGCGATCTCTCGTCAGGACAGATATGTCCTGATGAAGCTAGCTGAGAACTGGGATGCAATCCAGACTGCCATCAAAGATGGCAAGATGAAGTCTTCGACTTCAGCGAAGATCCTTACGGATCAATACCGCTCTCTGACGAAGTCAGAACAGCCCAAGACTACTACGAAGACTTCGTCTTCTAGTAAGTCAAAGTCAAAGTCTCAGTCGAAGACTGAGCCTAAAACTTCTGCGAAGCAGAAAGCTACTGACGAAACTTCGTCACAACAAACTCAGTCAAAGACTGAGTACACTGAGGACAGCGTAGCTGTCAAACTGGCTGACATCATTCGTAAGAATGATCTCGATGTTGACCTTATCTTCGATAAGGTTCTGGACATTCTGGAAGCTAAGTCGTAAGACTTAGTTTTCCTGACCACAAGGGGACATAAGTCCCCTTTTTTTCGTCCCAAATTTACGGAGTAAATTATTATGTTAGTTACAAAAACTTCTAAACTGACTGGTATTGAACATACCAGAGACATTCCTGTCACTGAGCATAAGCTCAGAGAGTGGATGTCAGGCCATGGCTTCATACAGGATGCCATGCCAGAACTCTGTCCTGAAGACAGAGAGTTTTTAATTTCCGGTGTCACTCCAGAAGAGTGGGATGCCGTGTTCGGAGAGGAGGCTTAAGCCATGACTAAACGTGAAAGAAAAGTAATCATTGATCGTTTCATTCAGGTTAAAAACCTGACTGAGTGGTACAGATACAAGTTATCCAAGGATAACGTAGATGCTGACACCAAAGCATACAATAAGATGCGCTATGCAGAACTCGACCGTGAGGCTCTGACTCTGGGTGGTTTAGGCATGGACTTAGGTCTGTGGGATGTGATGTGGAATGCGTACTGGGATCAGCGAAAGGAGAGACGCTACTGACGAATGTTCGTCACTAAAACAACCCCCATAAAGGGGGTTGACACCCCGATTTTTTTATGTCTCTAATGGAATAACACAAGCGACAACCCGACCAAATGGAGGTCAACACCATGAATGTAGAAGTGTATCGTAACCTGAACAATGGCAAGTGGAGCATCCGTGATTCTGAATCTGGCTATGTACTCGGCCATGCTGAGACTGTGGTCTTAGGCCATGCTGAGTTCGTAGTCCATGAAGCAGGGCGACAGCGTGTACTCAAAGAGCGTGTCAAGAATGTCCATGCGTTTATCCGTGGCACGTTGCTTGATACCGTAAGGTTCAAGCCATTCCGTGGCAGAGAGATTCGGCCTGCCAATCTCGGAGAGTGGGAGGTATTGTACTCAATACCCGTCACATACAATCCGTACTGGACTTCGTCCTTTGTGGATGCGGAATTGACTGAAGAGTCCATCCACTATGCGGATCGAGTTGTACTCGATACGTTCGGCAGAGTCACAGCAAATGTGTATGCTTTTCCAAAGCAACACACCGGCGACTGGTGGAGTATGTCCAACATCCAAAACATCCGTGCGAATGTGGGCATCATCATGTCAGATCGCAAAGCGAAGCTAGCCAGAGCTAGCTAATAGTTTCCCTCGGCATTTGCCCCACTTCGGTGGGGTTCTTTTTATCTGGAGAGTTCAAATGAAAAACGATTTGTTAAATGTGTTCGGTGAGCCTGATGATTTCAAGATGGCTTTGTATTCATCGTGGTCTGATGCGGCAGATGCTCAGTGTTTAATTATCAAGCTGAAAGCTCGGTATCATTTCAATGCTGAGCTAGTCGAAGAACTTGAAGAAGTTCTTACGAAATTGGCTGAGTGTGATGATTCCGTGCAATCTTTCGCACCAAATTTCCACAGAAAGACGTTGCAAGATTGGGCTGAAGCCGCCGCTGAAGCGAACCACCCGTAAGGAGAAATGAACTATGGATTTGTTAAATACAAATGGTGGCAATCCCAAGATTGCTAAGTCTACCAAGTCGATACTCGGTAGTGATCAGGTTCGCATTGCTTCACTGTCAATGCGTCCATCAGACAAGCGGATTTGTCCTGCACAGGATCTCGCTATGTGCAAAGAGCCGTGCCTCAATACGTCAGGCAGAGGTAACATGGACTCTGTCCAAGATTCCAGACAAGCTAAGACTGACTGGTGGCTGTCTGATCGAGACAGTTTCCTGACGAAACTTCGTCACGAGATGCATAACTTTATCAAGTTATGTCAGCGGCAAGGCAAAAAGCCTGTGTTCAGATTGAACACTGTCTCTGATATCCCGTGGGAAAATCATCTCGATATCGGTGGTGAGTTTGCTGATGCATTCCTGTATGACTACACCAAGCTACCCCACAGGATTGGCCGCACTCCGCCTAACTACAAGCTGATGTTCAGCTTCTCTGCGAGTCCTGACTTTGCGAAGCAAGTCAACGAAGCTCTGAAGACAGATGTTCCAATATCAGTGGTCTTCAGGCATGGTTTGCCCATGCGATTCATGAAGCGTGTCGTCATTGACGGTGATCGTTCTGACATTGACAATGTGCAGGCTGGGCGTGTCATCATTGGCCTACGTGCAAAAGGTAGGGCTGTCAAAGATCTTGACAATCCTTTCATTGTAAATAATCCTGAAGCGATTGCAGTTGGAGTGTAACGTGAAGCTTGATGATCAAGATATTGATATACGGAAAGCCTTTGTCAAAAGGTTTATCCACTCGTTAGTCGGAGTGTTTATATTCTTCGGCACAATCTGGGTAGCTGAACAAGCTACCCGTCTTTTACTTACCATAACTGGAGGAAATTAACTGATGGTTAAACTAGCTATTGGCTCATACCACACATTCTATGTGGATGATTGTAACAATGTAGACGAAGCGATTGATCTTGTCATTGACAAGCTACGCTCTGTCGCTGACAGCGATGCATCTGACAAGATGCGTCTTGCTGATTGTGAAACAACAGTTGACTACGCTGTTGCTTTAGATTAATATTTTAAATTACTAAATTTACATTTGCTTAAGGAGCAAGTTATGAAATACGAAAACTTTGATTCTGTCCCTGCACTTCCAGTTGAACTGGACTTCGATCCTATTCGTGAGCCTGTGTACCGTAAGGGTATGCAAGTTCCTGATCAGTATTGGATCGTCAACCCTAACACGGATGAGCTTATCAACGATAAGCCATCAGGTAAGAATCACAACCCTGTGAATTACAAACATATGTGGGATTCTTTCCGTGAGGGTATCGCTGAGTCCGGTGTCGATACATCTGATCTCAAGATCAAGTTCGGTGTGGCTCGGTGTGGTGCGGCATTCTCTGCTGACATTGTGTTCGCTCAGTACGACTACGAACGTATCGTTGGTGAAGCCACACAGATGAAGATGCGTATCATCGACTCACACGATATGTCATTCCGCCGTGATATCCGTTGCATGATTATGCGACTGGCTTGCACCAATGGCATGGTCACTGTCGGTGAGCGTCTCGCTGTGAAGCAGAAGCATACAATGCTTTCTGATCCTGAGAAGCTCGGTGCTGTCGTTGCTGAGTATCCTTCTCGCTTAGAGAATGAAGCTCATCTGTACAAACAGATGATGGATACTCGTGTCACTAAGGATCAGGCAATTGCCTTTGCCCGTGCTGAGGTAGCAACCTATCGTGTTGCTTCAGGTATCAAGGTCAATGAGAAATCTGTTGAGGAGTTCGCTCGCATCTGGAATGACTATTCCAGTCTCGGTGACACCGGCTACCGTTTGTACAATGTACTGACTCACATCGGTACTCATGTCACTGGCCGTGAGGGTACAGACCTCGCTCGTAAGCAGATACGGATCGAAGATCAAGTATCGAGTATCGTGCAAGGCAGAGCCTTCCAACAGTTGACTGGGCTTGCCGCTTAGTACTTTCTCCAATGCCCCCACTTCGGTGGGGGATTTTTTAAATAAGGAAATGAACTATGAGTACAAAGAGAATTACTGTGAAGATGCAGTGTGAAGTGAGCTTCACGCTAGATGACTTTGATCCAGATGTGTATGACGAAATTCGCTACAGGTATGACCTGTCTAAGACAGATGCAATTTTAGATGAACACATCAAGGATTACTTCATTGAAGAAGATCCCGACAATCTAATTGATTGCATTGGAATGAACGACTACGAAATCACAGAGGTATCTGTCAATGACTAAATACATCGACGCAACACCTTCATGGTGTACAGCAATGAATCTCCTCATTCACACTATGGAGCATGGGGATGCAGAAGGGCGTGAGCTTGCGAAGCAGGAGCTTCGTGATCTCGCAATTAAACTAGACAAGATGAACCACCAATCTGATACATGGTCAACAATCAAGGAGATTAGAGATGCCTAAGTTCATGGTGTATGAGTCAGCGACTATAGTCTCTGTGTATGAGATTGTAGCTGAGACAGAAGATGATGCGTACGACATCGTAGATGAAGGGTACTCAGAGCCTGTGCGCACTGAGTACATTGAGCGTGAGGTCTATGAGATCAAGGAGGCAGTCAATGAATAGGAAAGAATTTTTTGAGTGGCTCGAAACGTGCCCAACCCACAAGTGGGAATGCACCGCTGATGAGTGTGATTTTGTTGCAGTGTCTTTTCCTATAATAGAAGACGAAGAGGAGAATGAAGATGCCTAAGTATTTTGTTGGTGCAACTGTAACTAAATATTACAGTGCTGAGATTGAAGCGGACAATGAAGTAGAAGCCAACCATAAATTCTGGAGCTTGAACTATGCTGAGGAGCTTGGCGTAGAGGAAGACGAGGAAGAAATGGAAGAAGAAATACACACAACAGTGGAGATAAAAGATGTCTAATTACACAGCACAGATTCATTACAAAGATGACGATGACTTCTGGAGTGAGCGCATGAGTATCTTGCCTACATTCAAGACCATCGCTAACGTCAAGGATTGGGTACTGCGTACCAACGAGAACATGGACAATGTCCGTGAGGTATGTATCCTGAAGATCAGTAAGCGCACTGGACGCACGAAGATCCATGGGTACTATGATTGGGATGGTAAGAAGCTAGCCCTCAACAAAGGCAAGGATGCTTGGATACACAACATCTTTTATAACCTAGACTAAGGAGTCTATCATGATTGAGTTAATTAAAATTGAGCGTAACAAGACTGCACCCCGCCGCAAGTATGCACATGGCAGATCTAATTGGAAACTTCTGTTTGAATCCATGAAGGTAGGTGATTGGTTTGTTGTTGGCAAAGAGTATCACCATCGTCTTGGTGCGGCAGGCAGTGCGTATCTGAAAGGTAAGTACAGCCTTTACATGCACCCTGACCAGAAAGACAAGTATGTCTTCCTGCGTATTAAATAAGGAGTGAAGAGATGGGACGTAGAAATTATGTACATAAACACAGTGCGCAAAGACTGCGTCCCGCTACTCACATAGATCGTAAACGTGAATTAAAAAGGAGTGGTTCTATGCAACAAGCAGAACTCGATCGGAATCAATGTGTTCTCTGTGGAGGTAAGTTCTACGGCATGGGTGCGAACCCATCACCGCTCGCTGACACTGGAGAGTGTTGCGAGTATTGCGATACAAACCTTGTGATCCCTGCTCGGATCACTCAATACATGAATTCACAGAAGCAGAAGAAAGAGAATGGATAGTACATATTACTCTGATAATGAAATCGTCGAGATGATCCAAGAAGCCTTAGTTAATTCTGAAGATGCTGACAAGATTGCTAACCTTGTACGTGATCGTTTCAGCCGTAAGGATCGACAACGTGAGTACTGTGCTAGACGCTTGCGCTTAGCCGCTGAGCATATTGGATTCAACCTGATCGAGGAGCTAGAAACCTATGAGTGATCTACATGAGATGGCTACTGAACGTAAGCGTAGTGACACATCACTGATAAACTTCATGAGTAATCATAAGGTGTCCGTGCGTTACGTGGGCAGGCGATGGGTTGCTACGACTGAGGATTACATGGGAATGGGTAACAGCCTTCGCTCTGCCGTAGTCAATCTGGAGCGAAGAATGTATGAGTAATGTAGTTGCAGGATTCTTTAAATCAAAATGGTCAGAGGAACAGATCAAGGAGAAACTTGAAGAAGCTCTGACCATGATTGAGACTAAGTACAAATTAGATTCCAAGAAAGTCAACAGCTTACGAACCAAAGCTAAGGAGATACTTAAGTTATGAACAAGCCAAGGTATGTACAAAAGACCATGCGAGGAGGCGTGAAGCGTTGGCGTTACAATCCCCCGCAGGATGCTGTCGATGCGGGAGTTGTATCTCGCATCTACCTTTCAGACAGAAAGGAAACTGCATTCAATCAAGCTGAAAGATTCAATCAGCAGATTGATGCGTGGCGTGAGGAGAAATCACAAGTCCATACGTATGATCATACAGTCCGTGGACTCATCCAAGAATATTATAATTCCCTTGATTATCAAAAGCTTAAGGAAGAAACCAAGAAAATTTATAAGTATCAACTGTCCATGATTGTGCTGACTGAAGTGAATGGAAAGCTACTCGGCAAGTACGATATCGATAGAATCACACAGCCCATGTGCCAGAAGGTCTATGAAATTTTATGTAAAAGAGGTATCCCATTTGCTAACCGCACACTCTCTGCGATACGAAAGGTATTCTCATATGGATTAAAGTTCGGCCATGCGGATCGTAATCCATGGCGTGACATGGACACGTACAGTGAGGAGTCTCGCAAGACTGTGTGGACTCCCGACCATGTCAAGACATACCTTGAGACTGCATACTCTGAGTTCTCCACTCGCAATCTGGGATTGATTGTACACATGGCGTATGAGTGGGCGCAACGTGTCGGTGACATGAGAGAACTGACATGGGATTGTCTCGACTTAGACAATGGTAAGTTGACCATGATCCAGTCGAAGCGTAGAGCGCAGGTCAAGATACCAATCAGCGATGATCTGCTTGAGGTATTGCGTAATCAGTTCGATGACTTCGGATGGCAGAAGTATGTCGCACCCAATGTCAATGCGAAGAGTCGATCTGGTTTCAGTGTGTACACTGTACACTCACTCAGCCATGCGGCTCGTCGCTTAATTAAGAAGGCGGGACTACCTGATGATTTACGTATCTCAGACCTACGGAGAACGGCTACAACGGAAATGGTTGAGGCAGGGGTAGGTATGGCACAGATCATGGCAGTGACCGGCCATGCGAATCCACAATCAGTCAAGCCGTACATGAAAAATACATTGACATCTGCGACACAGGCGTGTACGCTCCGCAATGCACACCGGCAATAGGTACATATAAATGATTGAATTAATTATAGTTATTTTAATAGTTAGTATGTAAGGCACATGTTATGTCGAAATTAACTGATTTTATCGACACGTTAGATCTATCTGTCGATGAAACGTACAGAGGCGATTGCCCTGTGTGCAGGGGAAAGAACACGTTCACTGTCACCCGTAGCTATGGGAATGTACTATACAACTGCTACAAAAACAGTTGCAGTCTGTCTGGTTCTGTACATAAAAACATGGATGCCATGACAATCAAACAACTACTGAGCAACGGTGCTGAAACACCCTCTGAGAGCGATTCTGGATGGGATCTACGTGGGTATTCAGTACCTCCCTATGTCATACCATACACTGAGGTGGCTACCCCCATAGATCCCATGTTTTTAAAGCGATACGACATTGATCCAGAAGATGTTCACTACGATATCCGACAAGACAGGCTTGTGTTTATTGTCCTGTCTGAAGAGTTGGAGGTAGTGGATGCAGTTGGTAGATCGTTGACTGGTAGGCAACCGAAATGGCTACGCTATGCATCGTCCCCTGTACCGTACACATGGGGATTCGATTCAAACACAGTTGTAATTGTTGAGGATGCAGTCAGTGCTTATGTTGTAGGCAGTGCGTTCCGTATGGATTGCACTGGCTTAGCATTGCTAGGTACACAACTGACTGCATTCCACAAACAGTACATAAAAAAGTACTGGGATAATGTAATCGTGGCACTTGATCCTGATGCCCGTGACAAATCAATTAAGATTGCAAGGGAGTTGGGTGGCAAGGCATTGAATTTGCGTGATGATTTGAAGTATAAACGTCCTGAAGATTTAGATAACTTAGCGGAGATGCTATATGGCTAAAGCAAAAAGACCTCTTGTTCATTGGACACAAGAGCAAATAGACGAGCTTGTTAAGCTCTACAAAGAGGGCTTAACTTTCGAGGAGATATCTTTGAAGATTGGTATCTCACATGCATCAACCAAAGCGAAGGTTACATCTTTGCGTAAGCGGGGTATGGATATCCCATATCGTGACAGGCAAGACATTGCCCAGAAACGCATTGATACAATAGCGAAAGGTGGCAAGAAGCCATCTGCATTTGACCGTGAGTACCAAGGGGCTGTACCCTTTGGTCACTGGACTATCACTAAGCTATGGAAGCTCACGGATGAACAGCGTGAGCAAATGGAACAAGAGGAGGCAGTCAATGAGTAAACTGCAAGATGAATTCCATAAGTTTCACAAGGAGAACCCACAAGTGTGGGAACTCTTCGTGAAGTTTACATTTGATGTAATCAATACAGGACGTAAAAACTACAGTGTCAATGCTGTGTTTGAACGTATCCGCTGGCATACGGATATCGAAACAACAGGTAAACCATTTAAGTTAAGTAATAATCATCGAGCCTATTACGCTAGACATTTCCATGATATGTACCCGCAGTACGATGGGTTCTTCAGAACAAAACAGTTGAGGTCAGTCGCATGAGTACTACACCTAAATGTGATTTCTGCGATAGCAAAGCTGATGCTAAGGAAGGTGACAAGCCTACGTACTATTGTGCTAGGTGTTGGATAAAACAACACGGAAAGAAACCTGTACATGGTACATACAAGGAGCAAAAGAAATGAGTAAAGTTCCGTACATCGAACGTGCCTATGGTGGCATAGGCTTGACAGGTGAGTGCGCATACCTGTGGGCACTCTTCTTAACTAACGAAGCTGACATGGCAGATGACTATATTAAATATGATAAGTTCAAAGCCATGGCTGAAACATTGACACCGAAGGCTGGCGTAGCTATTCCAGCTAGTGTACATTACCCTGCGCTTGAAGAAGAGATTAACAAGTACAATGCACGTGAATACATCAACCCTGCACCCTGTGCACAGGAGTAACAAGACGAGGAGGGCTTATCGTGATTAGGCTTACTTATGAACCGCCTAAAGGCACCTTCGCAAACTATGAAGACCCATCGCCCGTGAAAGGAATTACAATGGAACTCAAGGATCATGTCTCATGGGAAGAGGCGACAACTGAATTCCACAACTTCCTGCGTGGTGCAGGGTATGTGATCCCGTATGATTTTCAGGAAAACAGTACTGTTTTTCTAAAATAGGAGGAGAAGAACACACCATGAGCAATAACGAACACGGCTACTGCCCTAACTGCGGCATGGACTTTGACGGTGGTCTCATCTGGGAGACTGGCATGGAGATGCACGGCGATGAAGAACGGGCTGATGAATATGCTAAAGCCTACGGTGCAACACGCACTACAGGCAAGTGGGGTAAGCGTATCGCTATTTACGACATGGAAAAGGACATGACTACACATTGGAAGTGCCCGGAGTGTGGTCATGAGTGGGATAGAAATTGATGAGTACAAAGCACTGGCGTGACGCTATGAATGAGCGCAATCAAGACTGGATCAACAGTCGTGAGAAACCTAAAGAAATTGTAACTAAAGTTTCTAACCAAAAATATCGTGATGGTTGGGATCGTATCTTTGGAGAAAAGAATGGAACTAGCAATACTAAAAAGCCTACTGAATAAAGAGTTCTATGATGATTACCGTGGCAGTCGATGTCCCGCCAAGATATTCCCGAAGGATTTATCTAAAGTAAAGACCATGATCGATGAGGCCATGCACAAATATCAGCGTGACCTGACAGTCGATGAAGTCGAGGCTTTGTTTTTCTCTGCTGATCCGTCCATGACAACAGCACAGAAGCATCAGTTCCGCATGCTGTTTGACAAACTACGCAAGGAACAGGCGATAGGCCATGACGTAGCACAGGATATTCTATCCTCTTTGTTCCGGCAGTATCTTGGTGAGGAAATAGCAAACATCGGATTCGATTATGTCAATGGGGACAAGGTATCTCTTGAGCCGCTACGTAATATGCTTGATAACTACAGAGATGACTTCATCCCAGATGTCAGCGTCGAGTGGGATGATCTGGAGATTGAAACATTGTTAAATCAAAATGATCTGGAAGCACGTTGGCATTTTAATATACCGACGTTGGCTGAACGCATCGAGGGTGTCAATGCAGGACATTTAATCATTGGAGGAGCTAGACCGAATACGGGTAAGACATCCTTCCATGCATCCATGATTGCAGGGCCACACGGCTTTGCCGAACAAGGGGCGAACTGTATTGTTCTATGTAACGAAGAAGGCACTCACCGTGTCGGTGCTCGTTACTTGACTGCGGCAAGTGGCATGACTCTCAAAGAGATCAAGGTCAATCCAAGACAAGCACATCAACGATGGAACAGACTCAAAGAAAAGATACGTATCAAAGATGCGACAGGCAAAGATATGTATTGGGTTGAGTCGATCTGCAAAACATTTAATCCTGACATTGTCGTACTCGACATGGGCGACAAGTTTGCCGAATCATCAGGCTTCACATCTCAACATGAGTCTCTGAAGTCCTGTGCTATACACGCACGTATGATTGCGAAAGAGTACGGGTGTGCAATCTTTTACATGTCACAGCTATCCGCTGAGGCAGAAGGCAGGATACATCTGAACCAATCCATGATGGAAGGAAGCAAGACAGGTAAAGCATCGGAGGCTGATCTCATGCTATTGATAAGTAAAAATCCACCAGTCGATGGGCAGGAGGAAGAAGACTATCAAAGACACATTAACATCGTGAAAAATAAATTGAGTGGGTGGCACGGCTACATCACATGTAATTTAAATTATCACATCGGAAGGTACGAAGTATGATCGAGATACCAGTATCAGATGAGGCGTTATTGAAAGCAAGGAAGCAGGCTGTTGACATGGGTAAACTCAACAACAGCATTACGAAAGGCCAAGGCAATGTTGCTGGCTTCGTTGGTGAGATTGTGACTGCTGAACTGCTGGGTGCTACACAACAAAACACATACGACTATGATCTTGTGTTAATTAATGGTCAGACAGTTGATGTGAAGACGAAGAGAACTTCCGTGACACCGCTACCCCATTACGATTGCAGTGTCGCTAAATTAAGTACACATCAATCATGTGACAATTTTGCATTTGTCCGGGTAAAAAATGACTACAGCGTTGCGTGGTTTTTAGGTATGATACCTCGACTTCAGTATTATAAAGTTGCTCGGTACATGAACAAAGGGGATGTTGACCCAGACAATGGGTATGTCGTGAAGTCTAGCTGTTATAATTTATCAATCGAAAATTTATGGAAGGCATCGATACATGAAGTTAGTTCTTGACGTAGAGAATACAGTTACTAAACGTGACAACAAACTACATCTTGATCCATTCACACCCACAAATAGTTTGGTGATGGTTGGATTGCTAATCGAAGGAGAAGAGCCGAAACATTACACGTTTGATCACATTGAGTATGACTGTAAGTATGAGTACAGAAAAAAAGACTGCGACGAAATACAAGACATACTGAGTAAAACTACTCTGTTGATTGCACATAATGCACAGCACGATCTGATGTGGCTATGGGAGACTGGTTTTAAATACGATGGTTTAATCTGGGACACCATGCTTGCTGAGTATGTACTGCAGAAGGGTGTCAAAGAACCACTGTCTCTTGAGGCAATTGCTGAACGTAGAGATTTGCAATTTAAAAAGCAAGACACCCTGAAGGAATACATGAAGCGCGGGTATCAGATCAATGAGATACCCTACGAAGAACTGAAGGAGTACCTGTACGCTGATCTTCAAACGACCATGTCCCTGTACTACGAACAGGAACTGGATCTAAGGGATGACATCAACCGCACCTTATATCCTGTCATTGATTTGACTATGGAAACATGTGTTGCCCTGTCTCGTATATACAGAACAGGATTTACTGTAGATACAAAAGCCCTTGAAGAAGTACGGACTGAGTTCCAGAACGAGAAGCAAAAGCTTGAACAAGAATTGAACTTAGATATCAAGGACTTGATGGGAGACACACCAATCAATCTTAACTCGCCTGAGCAATTGTCGTGGGTTGTCTACTCGCGTAAGCCTAAAGATAAAACTCAGTGGGCCATGGGTGCTGATCCGTTTATGAGTCATAAGGACTACAAACGATTCATAAATGAATCATCAAATCCTGTGCGTAAAACAAAAGCAAAGAAGTGCGTTGCATGTAACGGTCATGGTACATTCTTCAAGAAGAAAAAGGATGGTAGTGATTTCAAGAAACCTACGAAGTGTCCAACATGTCTTTCACGTGGCTACGTGCTCGATGAACTGGACAAACTTGCAGGCTTGAAGTTTACTCCGCCCACTGCGAAGTGGCATAGTGCTAATGGATTTAGCACATCGAAAGGAAATCTGGAGTTTCTTGAGCGTGTTGCACATTCAAAAGGCATGGAACAAGCGGCGCAATTTCTATCTAAAATTCGCAGGGTATCTGCACTGGACAGCTATCTTTCTAGTTTCGTTGACGGCATCTATACTTTTCTCAAGGATGATGGCAAGCTACATGTCAGGCTGACACAGCACATGACATCAACTGGAAGATTCTCAGGGCGTGATCCGAATATGCAGAACATGCCACGTGGTGGTACGTTTCCTGTAAAACGGGTATTCATCTCCAGATTTACAGGAGGCAAGATCATGGAGGCTGACTTTGCTCAGCTAGAGTTTCGTGTAGCGGCATTCTTATCTCAGGATGAGACTGCAATCAAGGAAGTAAAGGAGGGATTCGATGTCCATGCGTACACCGCAAAAGTCATTTCGGAAGCGGGTCAGGCAACTACAAGGCAGGAGGCGAAGGCACACACATTCGCTCCTCTCTATGGAGCAACGGGTTACGGAAGAACACCAGCCGAAGCAAGATACTACGAACACTTCACAGAGAAGTACAAAGGAATCGCAAGATGGCACAGAGAGTTAGCGAAGGAGGTGCTGACACATAAAACAATCTCCACTCCCAGTGGCAGGAAGTTTGCATTCCCTGACGTACGGAGAAGGAGAGATGGCTCAGTGACTAACTTCACTGCTATCAAGAACTATCCCGTGCAATCATTTGCAACTGCAGATATTGTACCTACTGTTCTATTACAGATAGAGAAGCGCATGATGGATATGCAGTCTAAGATTGTGAATTCAGTACACGATTCTATCGTGATTGACATCCATCCGGATGAGGAGCAACAAGTAATATCACTTATAAGTGATATTAATAGTGAATTAAAATCACTTATAGATGATAAATTTAAAATAAATTTTAATGTACCCCTTTTACTTGAAGCAAAAATTGGTGTAAACTGGCTGAACCAAAAGGAGGTCTGATATGACAACAGAACTAGCAACACTAAACAGCGGTAATTACGCAGAGATGGCTAAGGCCATGGGCATGTCAGTTGACATGGCTAAAGATAACAAAGCGAAGTCATCGACTTTGCCTAGATTACGTATCTGGAATCAGCCAGTCATGGGACAGGTTGAAGTTAAAGGTAAGACGAAGAACATGGAGGTTGTACCTGCAGGTATGTATCGTTTGCAAATGCCTGACGGTAGCTTTATATATGGTGAGTCTGCACGTATCCGTGTATTCGTTCAGCGTTTTATGTACAAGCGTTACGATGCTGACGCAAAGAACTACGTCAAGACATTGATGGCTGAAGATCTCAATGGGGATCTGAAGGATAACACTGGTGGTCTTAATTGCGGTAAGCCAGCAGGATACATTCAAGACTTTCAGGCTTTGCCTGATGACATGAAAGCATTGATCAAACAGATCAAGCGTGTTCGTGTATTGTTAGGTGAGGTTGAACTCATCAATCCAGTTGACGGTGAAGGCAATGAAGTTGCTGTCGAGTCACACCTATTCATTTGGGAGATCGATAACAAGGATGCCTTCAAGACGATGGGACAGCCGTTCACGATGCTTTCTAAGCAGAAGCGTCTCCCCGTACAGCACTACATCGAAGTAGGCACAGAGGAGCGTAGCTTGCCTACAGGAGCATCTTTCTTCCTGCCTAATGCGACAATCGATTTTGAGAATCAGATTGATCTGACTGAAGGAGATCAAACAACATTCTCAGACTTCGTTGAGTGGATTAATAATTACAATGACTACATTGTAAACGCTTGGAATGAAAAGCGCACTCAGTCAGACGAGAGGGAAATCGTAGATGACTTCATCGAGATTGAGGTTGAGGACGAAGCATGAATGTAAATCATCCTGCCGAAGTTAAAGTCTATCGGTATCTTGAGGATGTAACCAAAGCAAAGCGTGGCATGTCAGATGCCACCATTGCTCGTATCGTTCGTGATGTAGAGGAAGCCGTACGTAAACAGTTCAATCAGAGTGAGCGTAAGTTCACATTGCGTATGTCTAATGTTGGCAGGCCGACATGCCAGTTGTGGTTCGATAAAAATGATCCGCAGTCTGGCATTGACATGCCTACTAACTTCTTAATGAACATGATGTTAGGCGATATTGTTGAAGCAATCTTTAAAGGTATATTGTCTGAAGCTGGTGTCGAATTCAGTGATGGATTCAAGTCAACATTGACTGCAGGCAAACATAAGATTGATGGTACACATGATCTGATCATGAACAGGAAGGTAGATGATATTAAGTCTGCCTCTCCGTGGTCATTTAAAAACAAGTTCAAAGATTATGCGACTTTAAAACATCATGACTCCTTCGGCTATATCGGTCAGCTTGCTGGCTACGCCAAAGCTTTAGGTGTTGAGCCGGGTGGATGGTGGGTCATCAACAAAGGAAGCGGTGAGTTTAAATATATATCCGCATGGGACATGAAGGTTGAAGTCGATGACATCATTGATTCAATTAAGAACAAAGCAGATGAACTAGAACGTAATCAGTTCAAGCGTTGCTTTGAACCTATTGAAGAAACATTCCGTAAGAAACCAACCGGAAATAAAATCTTAGGTGATGAATGCGGTTGGTGTAAATACAGGTACAAGTGCTGGCCCTCATTACAAGAGCTACCCTCACTTGCATCGCAGGCGAAAGATCCGCCTATCGTTGCATACGTAGAGATAGCTGATGAGTATAAAGAGAGTACAGAAGAGCAAGACAAGGACTAATGCTCTTCGACATGGCTATCGTTCTGGATTGGAAAACTTAGTATTGGATTCCCTGAAAGAACGAAAGTGTAATGCAAAGTATGAATGTCTTAAAATTGAGTGGGAAGATCTGGCGTACAGGACATACACTCCAGACTTCTTGCTTCCGAATGGAATCATCATCGAAACCAAAGGACGGTTTACGCCAGAGGATAGGATGAAACATCTAGCAATTAAGAAGCAACACCCAGAGATAGACATTCGTTTTGTATTTACAAACAGCAGGGCTAAACTCCGTAAGGGTGCAAAGTCCAGCTACGGCGACTGGTGCGCTAAACATGGATTCCTGTATGCGGACAAGGATGTCCCGCAGGAATGGCTTGACGAAAAGAAAAAACCTGTTAAGCTCATGCCACAAGAATTTATCGCATTTCCATTAGATAAAATACAAAGGTAGTTATATATGTCAGAAGATAAAGAAAACGTATGCTCACAATTCGCAATTGTGCTTGAGCCTGAGTTCAATGAGCAAGGCGAGTGGGCAGGAACAGTCACAGCACACATGGAAGAAGATGTTCATGATGATTTAGATATCGATCAATTGAATCAGATCCGAAGTGTTTGTGGTATGATGGCTTCAACACTTACCCTAATGGAAAACGATGCAGAATTTATGGAGTATGTTCGTGATTATTTTATAGATAACTATCAAGCATTAATTGATCAGTTCATTGAAGATAATCCATTACCATCGTTTACACGGAGTGAAGATGGTAAAGTTATTAATCTTAATTTTAATACGAAGACACATGGGAACGCATGATGAGCCTAAAGGATATCCGTGAACATTTAACTGACGATGTCAATTCTTTGATTGAGGATATGGTTGATGACGAAATGTACGATGACATCAATAGTCCAATGCATTATAATCAAGGTGAGATCGAAACAATTGAGTACATCGAAGATGTGCTTGGGCCGTACCATGCTTGTATGTACTGTCATGGTAACATTTTAAAATACACTGGACACCGTTTATGGACAAAGGGTGATGCGATCAAGAACATGGAGAAGACAGTTTGGTATGCTCATCGATGGATTAAGAACGCAAAGAAGTGTGAAGGAATAAATTGGTAATGGAATACTTAGGTATCAATATTGATCTCGAAAGAGACAATGAATTAACTGAACAGGCTATTGCGCTGTTACGTGACTACTATCTAGTGGAAGGTGAAGAATCTCCACAGATGGCTTTTGCACGTGCGGCTGTTGCATATTGTGAGGGTGACTATGATTTTGCTCAGCGGATTTATGATTATGCTTCTAATCGCTGGTTTATGTTTGCCAGCCCAGTACTTAGCAATGCACCTTTGCCTGAGAATAAACCACTCGGATTGCCAATATCTTGTTTTCTTACTTACGTGGGTGATACTCTCGATAGTCTCATTGAGCATAATGCAGAAGTTGCTTGGCTCAGTGTAAAGGGTGGAGGCGTAGGAGGGCATTGGTCTTCTGTTCGCCCCGTCTCTGACAAAGCACCGGGTGTCATTCCGTTCATGAAGGTTGTTGACTCACAGATGACAGCCTACAAACAAGGCAAGACCCGTAAAGGATCATATGCCGCATACCTTGATGTATCACATCCAGAGATCATTGAGTTCGTAAACTTTAAAGTCCCTACTGGAGGGGACATTAACCGTAAATGCTTTAATTTATTTAATGCAGTTAACATTACTGACGATTTTATGGAGGCAGTAAAAAATGGAGAACAATGGGAACTTAGATGTCCACACTCAGGAGCTATCAGACATACAATCCAAGCTAGAGAATTGTGGCAAAGAATACTTGAAGCTCGCTTCAGAACTGGTAGCCCTTACCTCAACTTTATCGACACAGCCAACCGTGCATTACCAGACAGTCAAAAAGCTATTGGACTATCAATTAGAGGGTCTAACCTCTGTAACGAGATACATCTCGCAACAAGTGAAGAGCGCACAGCAGTCTGCTGTCTCTCCTCCGTCAACCTTGAAGCCTATGACGAGTGGCGAGATACAAGAATGGTGCAAGACTTGGTCCGACTCTTGGACAACGTACTTAAATTCTTTATCAGAAATGCGCCCGAAGAGTTAGAGAAGGCTAAGTTTAGCGCATACATGGAACGGTCCATCGGCTTAGGTGCGATGGGCTTCCATGGCTACTTGCAGAACAAGGGCATCGCATGGGAATCTTGGCAAGCGGCTAGTGAAAACTACCAGATGTTCAAGAAGATCAAAGAAGATGCTTTGGAGTCTACACATGAACTGGCTACAGAGAGAGGTGAAGCACCTGATATGGCGGGCACAGGACGTCGTAATGCTCACCTACTTGCGATTGCTCCGAATGCTAACTCGTCTATCATATGCGGGTGCTCAGCGTCTATTGAACCTATCAAGTCGAATGCGTATACGCACAGAACACGTGCAGGTGCGCATCTGGTTAAGAACAAAGCACTAGAGAAAGTACTGGAGGAGCATGGTGAAAATACTGAAAATACATGGAAAAGCATTATTGCGAATGAAGGGTCAGTACAGCATCTGGAATTCCTCAGTGAGCAAGAACGTAAGATCTTTCGTACTGCGTTTGAACTTGACCAAGCGTGGGTTGTGGAACATTCGGCCAAGCGTCAGGAATTCATCTGTCAAGGACAGAGCGTTAATTTATTCTTTCCTGCGGGCAGTCCGAAGTCATACGTCAACTCCGTACATATTAAGGCGTGGAAGGAGGGTCTCAAAGGATTGTATTACCTTCGCACCAATGCCGGTGTGAGTGCGGACAAAGTCGGCGCATCAATTGAACGTGACGCATTGAAAGACTTTGCATCACAGGAAGATGGAGATGAGTGCATCTCCTGTCAGGGATAATATTCCTAGTTTGTAATCAATAATGGGAATACAGTCCCAATGAGAAAAAAACAGTTACACATTTCAATAGGACCGATAGAGAAAGTGAGCACAGAGAAAGATAGAAGTCACAATGAGCTAGTCTGCTCTGTGTGTCACTGCGAGTTCGACATTGAATTAGAGGGTGGCATTGATGGGTACTTAGGTATATTACCTGTAGCATTCTGCGCTATGTGTTATTCAGGATTAGATGAGTTCTTTACACAGCTACATGGATGTTCCGATGATGAACATGAAGGGTATGAAGACTATGATAATTAATGGCGTACACATGAATGATAAAGGCAGGCCGATTGACAGGTTTGACCTTGAACAAAAGATCTTAGAAGTATGGCATGTTGTAGATGATCTCAAGCTTCTTGTAGAACGCTCAGAATACATGAATGAGGATCAGATGTTCTCTGCCCTACATGGACTGCAGATCTTCGCTGACATGCGTTTTGAGAGCCTCTGGAATACATTTGAGAGTTGTCTAAGCAATGGAGTATTTAATAGTGAACACAAACGTGCAGAAGAAATTACTAAAGCTATGGATGAAGCTGTTGAAAGCTTCGGTCAAGAGAAACTCTAAGAAGATAGCGAAGATAGAATCTAAGCTGATTCAATTAGAACTGGAGAATAAAGATGGCTAAGAAAGCTACGACTGGTCAATCGTGGAGGCCAGAGACTACCATTAAGGGGACTAGCATTGGCAATGGGATGCTGAAGACATCCTCAATGAACAAATCAAAGAAACGTAGCTTCAAAGCATATAGAGGACAGGGTAGATGAGTAAAGATTTTGATGAGGAGTTTGATCTCGTAAAAGCCTTGCGTGACTCGCAAGCACTTGAAATGGTTGAAGAAACTGACAACGGCTGGCAGACTAAAGTAGTGCCTGATGCACTAGCACAAAAAGCCGCAGATAGGATTTCTGAATTAGAACAACAAGTTAAAGATTTAATGTTACAAGTTAATCAACTTCGCAACAAAAACTAGTTGACTAATTTCTAAGATTGAATATAACTACCCCTTGGTTGCCCACCTCACAGTGGGCTTTTTTTACATTAATAATATGGAGTATGGTGCAATGCCATTACTAGAAGAATCAAAAACCTACAAGCCTTTTCAATATCCATGGGCTGTGGAGAAAGCCATCTCCCATGAGAAGGTACATTGGGGTGAATGGGAAGCTAAGCTACAGGATGATGTGGCTCAGTGGAACAACGGGAAGTTATCAGATGTCGAAAGAAATCATATTACGCAGATCCTTAGACTCTTTACGCAGTCGGATGTCCAAGTTGGAACTAACTACTTGGAATCTTACATACCTAAATTTAAAAATAACGAGATTCGGGCTATGCTTACTAGCTTTGCTAATCGTGAATTTGTTCATCAGCGTTCTTACGCTTTACTCAATGACACATTAGGATTGCCAGAAGAAGAGTTCTCAGCATTTTTAGAGTATCAGCAGATGGCTGATAAGATTGAGTTCATGGCTGACATCGATGTGAACTCACAGTCAGGACTAGCTAAAGCGGTAGCACGTTCTGTAATTAATGAAGGGATGTCATTGTTCTCCGCATTTGTAATGCTACTCAACTACCAACGCTTCGGTAAGATGCGAGGTATGTGTGAGATTGTTGAGTGGAGCATTCGTGATGAGACAATGCATTGTGAAGGCATGACAAAACTGTTCCGCACATTCTGCGAGGAACATCCAAGAATTGTAACAGATGAATTTAAATCAGATATCTATCAAATGGTCAGGGACGCTGTGTCTCTGGAAGACAAGGTTATTGACTTGGCGTATGAGATGGGTGACTTGGAAGGCTTGTCGAGAGAGGAAGTTAAGCTTTATATCCGATACATTGCGGACAGACGGCTCATTATGCTCGGGCTTAAAGGTAACTACAAAGCCAAAGAAAACCCGCTTCCGTGGGTGGATTGGGTCATTGCAGGAGATTCTCACAAGAATTTCTTTGAAGGTGTTGTGACAGATTACAATGCCGCAGGTATGGATGGGGATGATTGGGGGTGGCAAGCCGCATGAGTTCTGATCAGGTGAAGAAGAAATTTGAAGAACTTGAAAACAAAATCAGAGAGATGGAGGCAGTCATCAGATACATGAAAAGGCAGATGCGCAAATAAGACTTGCATAAAAACTTGACATTTATTATAATCTGAATATAACTATACGGAGGTAAAATCAATGTCAAAAGTACGCTCTGCCCCTTTGAAGATTCAGTTTGAAAAAGGCTACCAAGCGTTTAGGCGTGGATTCACGAAGAACCCATACCAGCGTAAGGATGATATTCAGACTAGGGAATGGGAACGTGGATTTAATGCCGCATATTTTGATGCATTGACACACAGTCCCACCCGCTAGTCTGTACATCCGTATAGGCTACATTCTAACAGCCCCTCGCAATGAGGGGCTTTTTATTACTCGATAATTCTTCCAAGACCGGAATGTGTTTCGATTGCCCAGTGATACGCACCAGATTCATTGATGGACATACCATTGTACAGATCTGAATCTTTCCACATCTTCTCAAGAAGTCTGCGCCTTTCTTTAGGCAACTCTTCGTACTTCTCACGGAACGCTTGACGATACAAGAAGTATTTATCTTCGCCAACAAGATCTTCCATCATCTCATCAACGTATCCTTTGATCTCATCATTGTTGATGAATCCTTTCGCTCTCGCAATAATCTGATCAGCACGTGTCTCATCATCCATTGCTTGATACTCATCAGAGATTAAGAATGCATTCATGCGGGATGGCAGATAAGAACCAATAACAAATTGATTCAGTGCATTACGAATAGGATCAGGATCTGTTCCGTACACTCTCCAACGATCAATCTGCAATCGATCCAACTCAGACTGGAATGCATTCTTAGGCGTGTATCTGGTAATACCAGTTAACTGTTTCTCAAGTGGAGAGATACGTTCTAAGCGTCCAGTAGTTGCTGAGTATCTACGATCTTCAGGACGGACACCATTCCATTGCGGTATGTACTTCTGTGAATAATGTATTGCGTAATCGAAAATATCAATGAAAGGATTATCTTCTCCAGTTGTCGGAAGGATTGTATCCATATCTTGTATGAATCGAGCATCTCTTTTGTATGCTGAATGGATATCCTTAACCATTGCAATTGGAATTGTGTATGTACCAATCACATCGCCTATTAGCTTCCCAACTGCCCTATCGACCTTGCCATCTTTCCAATCGTCATACATACGATCAATTGGTGGCAAACCAAAGTTACCCTTGAATCGTGGTGTACCTAATGCCTCAGCAGTTTCTCGCAGATATTTACTGAGTGAATCGATTGGATCACCACGGAGGATTGCACGAGTAATGAAATCACCAACAATCATGAATGGGGCAAATGGTCCATATACAGCGGCAAGATTAACTGTATTACCACGTGCGTCTTTAACTTCATCCCAGCGAGTATCAGGTTCTTGTTGAGCACGGAACATGGTGGCGGCAAGTAACATGAAAATACCGCTCACTTGTTTAGCGGCGGATTCTTTTGAAATCAATTTGCCATTAACACCATCTACGATTGCAGGAAGACCGGGTGTATGCTCGTATACAAATTTCATCTGATTCATAATGAATCGTGGGAAAGGTATTACCGCAGAAACAACGAAAGGAACTTTACGGTGAAGATTAATTAATCCCCTGCCGAAATCTCCTTCTGGCGGTTTTTGATATGCGAAGTACAATGACTCATCGATAGCTTCTTTGATGATGTTCTTGTCAATCATATTGAATTCACCAGCGGCGACAATGTCATTCAGGCTACGTCCCTGTGTCTCACGCAACCGACGATCCAGAGTCGATGAGAACATTGCTCTTTTGAATAAACCATCAGAGAAGGTATTCGCAAAATTTAGTGCATTACCTACTTTACCTAAGAAAGTAGTTGAGCCGACACGTGACTCAGCACTAGCGGCAGAGAAGAATAACTTCTGTGCTTCTGCTGGCATCTGATCACTAAATATATCTTGAATGACACGTGCTTCTTTCTGATTAAAGAAGTAGCGAGAAGTTGACATTGCATCTCTGAATGCTTCGCTTGCTTTTTTATTGCCGCGAACAACATCAGACAATGCCATGAATCCTTGATCCATCACATCAACGCCTAAACGGAATCCACCACCGATTGTGTTACGTACGGTAGTCGCTAACTGAGATGTCATCGCACCTAAACGTAAGCGGTCCATTGAACGCATAAACTCAAAGAATCTATTAGGCTTACGGAGTGCTTCTTCAATCTCTTGATCTTCTAATTCTACTACACCTTTCGATGCAAGATCCTTAAGTCTCCTATACAACTGAGACTGACGACCAAGCTTCCGTGCCGCTTCAGAAATATCTGCAACATACACTGCACTAAATTGATTGCTAGTTAGTTTGTGTTCATCAAGGATTTTGTTAAAGTCTTCGCCTGTAATCTTACCTTCAATGATTGCATCAGCAACAGCTTCAGTAATACGCTGTCCTTGCTTGATCTCAATGTTAGCACCCATACGAGTAACTGCAGTCACTACGGATTCAATTGTTTCATCAGGGAGAGATGCAGAAAGAGTTGTATTCTCATTCATCTCTTTGAGAATACGTTCACCCTCTTTGACTAACTCAGGATTTAACTGCATTAATTTTTCTTTTTCTTTTGCGTTGATAGCCTGCTGTGCGAGTTTTCTTTCTTTGACAGAACGCTGAGCAGTCTCAGCTAACTTACCTGCCTTCTCCGCACCTTGCTTACCGAAGTAACCAGCTACACCACCCAGTGCTCCACCGAATACTGCACCGCCTACAGCGGCACCAGCAACAGCACCAGCATCGTAGCCTAATCCAACTTCTTCACGGGTACGTTGAGCAACGTCTTCACTGATTGCACCCAATGGTGCCTCTACAGCCGCCGCACGAGCCGCACCTGCGCTGATACCGGGCTTAGTGAGGCCACGTAGTAGCATTTGCTTAAGGCCCTGTCTACCGGCTTGTATGGCAACCTGAGAGCCTATCTTACCAACACCGAAACCAATCAATGTTGATGGTGCAGTTGCAATGCCTGCCGCATAATCACCGATAGTACCTAAGTTAAAGTCAGTATCCATACGATCAAAGGTATCGATCAATCTACCGAATCGTTCTTTACCTTCTTCGTTTGCATTTTGTGCGTACTCTAAATCACGGTACATACTAACTTCATTGACTGTACCTGAACGCATTTGAGATAGGAATGCATCCATAATCTCTTCAGCTTCGTAGTATTCTTCACCTGTACGTTCGTACAGAAAGTTAGATGCATCCGTTAGGAAGTCATCGTCTTGCAATAATACCTCTTCAGTCAGTTCTTCATCCGACATGAATTCATATGCACGAGCCGCCATAATTAAACAAGTCCCCCTTGTGCGTCATCAACGATTGCCTGAGCGAGTACACCATACTCACGGCCTAACATCTGGAAGAATTCTGTATCTGTTCCAGTAAACTCTTTTCTTGCGACATCAACCATTGGTTTTGTCTGTGCGAGCATCGCAGTCTTGACAGCATTCTTATCCATTGTGTCTACACCACGAGCTTCAAGTTCCCTTCGTGCAGTTGCAACTTCTTCAGTTGAAGGTGTTTCATCAATAGCCCTTCCCCTTCTGTCGTAGCGTCTCTCTGGGCTTTCAGATGGCTCCACTGAAGGTGTTTCATCAATAGCCCTTCCCCTTCTGTCGTAGCGTCTCTCTGGGCTTTCAGATGGCTCCACTGAAGGCTCTTGTGCAGATGAACTTTGAATTATTTGTTTTTTCTTTTCTTCAAGGGACAAGTTACGATTGCGTAAGATTTGTCTAATTCTTTCCATCTCTTGTCTCGCTCCCGGACGAGAAGAAATGTCAGCAATTATCTTACGTAATGCCTGTTCGTCTTGAGCTTCATTAATTAATGTAACAGTTTCTTCATCCATGAAACCTGTTGCACCACGGCCATCTGTACGGACACTTACATCTGGAAGTGGAGTTCCTTCCCCTGCACCAGTTGCTCTATTGTATAATTCCTGACGGAAACGGGGGTCTAGTAGTTTCGGTCTAATTTCAGCTACAGCCTGACCAAAAAATTCTGGACCTTTTTCTGTGACTATATCTTCAACAGCACGAGCGGCTTGATCAATAATGATAGCGGCTTGGTTTGCACGTTCGCCTTTTTCCAGAATACCTAAGAATATTCTTTGATCTCCATATGCTTGAAAATCACTATTCAATCCCATTGAATTAGCGATAGTATCTGCAAGTTCGTTTTTTGCGTTACGGAATAGAATATCCCCACGTGCCCCCTTTTGCGCTGTTCTAAATCCAGTAATATCTACTTGACCTTCAACTCGCTCAGGTACAAATGTATCGAATGCGTATGCACCTAACTCATCTGCAGTCATACCCAATGAACGCTCATACTCTGTTTGGTATTTACGTGCATCTTCAAACGGATCGAATCCAGTTAAACGGAAGAAGGCATCTGATGGCTTTGCACCAGCACCAATATCTCTTTCAAAACTACGAGATGTATCGACTTCACCAATAACAATATTTCTCATGTACTGTTCAAATGTCATCTCAACAGGTTTTTCTTCCATGAGAGATACGACAGTATTTGCATCTGGTAGTTCACCCTTAAAATCAGGATCAACAGACGCTTTTTTGTACAGATCTACTACCTCGTCTAGTTTACCCTGTGATGCAAGAACACCTACCTGTTGCATACTGAACCCATGATTCTGCATCAATCTACGGCCTTTGCTGACCGCATTCTTTAATTCTTCTCTTTTCTCTTTACGACGAGACATGCCTAATTCAGCACGATAATTCAGAGTATCCTTGGCAAGCTTTAACGAATCCTCACGGGCTTTGTCCCGCAGTTCAATATCTCGCTCAGCAAAGCCTGCAAGCACATTACCAAAGCTGAGGTTTCCTAAACTAAATCCCATTATTCTTGCTCTCCCTCTTCTTCGGACAATTCGACTTCAGCCACCTCAGCTAACATAGCAACAGGACGAGCCATTAATCCACGCTTAGGAACTTTCATCTCGCTTTCTTCCGTTTCTACCGTTGTATCTTGCTGTTCCTGTGCAGGCATGGACTTACGTTCTAATTCTTCTTGCAATTCTTTCTGGATCATCTTCTCAGCTTTACGTTGCATTGCAGGAGATAAACCTTTCTTGCCTTCATCTGGTGAAACTTTATATGTAATTCCTTCAATATCAGCCAGTGCTTGTATGAACTCAGATAAGACAGGAGCGGCAAGCAGGCCAGCTTCGACTGTATGAAGTCCTGACATGACACCAGTTGTCACAGTAGAATCAACCAACATATTGACAGGGAAGCCCTCTTCTACAATTGCAAGCAACTCATCCTGTCGCTCTTCATCACTTAAGCGGTCCATGTAATATTCGATGACTTGCTCAATCTCAGCAAACTGTGGTGGATTCTCCCACGGACGATTGCCCGGTTCTGTCGTCAATGACATTCCCGGTATGGGAGCAT